AGTGGATGAGATGTCCGACCTTATGGCGCTGATTGAAGCGTTTGGAGCCCGAGAGGGTGTGACGTTCGGCGGCGAGGAGGCTGCCTAATGCCCCACTCCGTCAACGGTCGCGCGCACCGCCTTCTCGACGCGCTGTCAGACGGTGATCTTCCCGGCCACGAGGCCCGGAGGATTCTCGCCAAGTCAGACACGCGGACGGGCTGGCATTCCGGCCACCGGACCCTGCGGCATCTGGAGGAGAAGGGCTATGTCCGGATCATCCAGGATCGTGACGGCGATATGGTGCAAATCACGCCGGATGGGTGGGAAGCGCTTATCCGGCTGGACGATGGGGAGGAAGTGGAGTGAGCGCCGCCTGCGACATTTTGCCGCCGCCCATCGCGCGCGGGAAGTCGGTAGGGTTGGGCATCCATCAAATGGAGCGGATATGACCCCCGCCGACAAACGCGCCACCCTTGCCCGCCTGCGGGAAGCCATCGGCCAAATCCGGCCCGAGAAAACGCCGCGCAGGGGCTTTACGTCATCCCAGCGTCGGAAGGTGGCGGAAGCGTTCGGAGGGGCCTGTAACGCCTGCGAAACGGCCCTGACAGGGGCATGGCACATCGACCACGTCATCCCCCTGGCCCTCGGCGGCCGCCACGATCCGGGCAATTGGGTTCCGATCTGCGTGGACTGCCACAAGGCGAAGACGCGGGGCGACGTGAAGGCCATCGCCAAGACCGAACGCATCATCCGCCGCGAGACGGAGGGGCCGAAGCCCTCGCGCCTTAAGTCCCGAGGCTTCACCCATTCCCGCCGGTTTGACGGCACAATCAGGAGACTGGACGCATGACATACATCACCATCCCCACCGCCGCCCGCGCGCTATCCACCACGATAGCCGCTGAAGCTGCTGTAATCCGCCGGGCCTGTAATGCATGGACCACACCCGCCGCGCTTGAAGCCGCCGAACGTGCGGCAGACAGGATGGCAGGCCAGATCAACGCTATGAAGGCCGAGATCGCCAAAGCGCGGAGGGTCGCATGACCCACGACACCATCCAACGCCTCGCCCGCGAACGCGCCATCCAGCGCCTTTCGCCGTCGCAGGCCAACCTTCTCACCCGACCCATCCTAGCCGGGGAACTGGACGACACCGACCGCGTGGCCAACATCGTCCAGGATATGAGGGTCGGTTATGTGCTGGCGGAAATGACGCTGGACGAAGCGCGCTCCTTTCGCCCGAGCGGTGTTGAGGGCATGGCCGGGGGCGAAAGTGTCAAAACCAATGCCGAGGAGGCTGACCATGACTGAACCCGACGAGGCCCTGATCTGGGCGAGGGAGCGCGCCGCGAGGTGGCAGGACGAAGGCGGCGGCAAGGCTGGCCCCAGCTATCGGAGCGGCAAGCTGGACTTCCTTCTCGGTGAGGAGGTTGAGGGCTACCGCGCCGGACAGGCCGCGTCCGCAGAGAGGATTAAGGCGCTGGAGGAGGCGCTGGCGAAGGCGAACAGGCCCACCCACTTTTGGGCTTCAACCGATGGAGAAAGCGGCGAAATCTGCCCTGACATTGAAAGCTCCATAGAGCCTGCCATCTACGATGCTCCGCACGGTCGGCACATTGTCGAGGTGGAGACGTGGCGGCGCTGCCCGACCATTTGGGCCGTCGTGCATCTCCTCACCGATGAGGAGCAAGAAGCCCTTGGGGTCGATACCGATTGGACTATCACGAAATGCGCCACGGAAGCCGAAGCCGAGGCCCTGCTCAAGGAGGCTGCACAATGACTGAACCCGACGAGGCCCTGCTGTGGGCAATAGAGTCTTGGGGCGCGGACAAGGCGCGCCGGGATGCTCTATCGGAGACAGAGATAGGGGCAGGCGTGGCCCGAGCGGACGCCTTGCTTCCCGACCACGACGGGATGGATCAAGTCGTCGTCCTGAACCGCGCGTTTGCCTACCGCGCCGGACAGGCCGCATCCGCTGAGCGGATTAAGGCGCTGGAGGAGGAGTTGGCCCGCCTGAAAGAGCTAGCGCTACCGCCGCCAGCACCCGCAACAACACCCGGCCCATGGAGGGCTGACCAGTGACTGACTGGAAACAACACGACGGCGGCCCGCAGCCGGTTGCGGATGATGTGTGGGTGGAGAGGCCGAACTCCAGTCGGAGGATAGGCCCTGCGCATTGGTTCGATTGGACTGTGAAAGGCCAATACCACGTCCTCAACCAGCCCCTGATCGACGCCGCCCGGCTAGAAGGCATCCGGCTAGGGCTGGAGGCTGCTGCGCGGGAGGCCGTTGATTGGGCGGTCATGCCCGCCAACTTTGACGGCGCCATCCGCGCCCTCGACCCCGAGACCATCGCCCGCGAGGCCGTCCTAGATAAGCTGGCGGGCGAGGCACAGGAGCAGGGTATGGGCTATGAGTGACACGCTGGTGACGCTGGTTGTCGTGTTCGGCATCTTGTTTACGGTGGCGAGCATAGCCGTTGTGGCCCTGCTCTGGGCGGTGTTTTACCTGAACGACGTGATCCGCGACCTGCGCTTTGAACTTGAAGTCGCGCAGGACGAATGTGGTTCGCTGACACGGTGGATCGACACGCTGGAGGTTAGGCTTGAGGAGGATGACCAGTGAGTGACTTCGCTAAAGACTTTATTTCGCTGGAAGATGGGTATTACTACTACTGGCCCCATTCCGGGAAGGGTGCCTTCAGCGCCGACAACTTGAGAGCCATCGCAGACGAACTAGATCGAAAAAACAAGCCTTGGGACGATCAGGTGCAAGCATACTTTAATGAGGCCGACCAATGAACTTCCGACGCCCTACAGCCTCAGACCTACCAGTCCGCTTTATCGGACACGTTATGCCCAGTCATCCAGCCCGGCCTGTTACAGACTGGATGGAGGCCACCCGGCCACGGATGGGTGCGACGCAGCGGGCCTATTGCTGGCCGAACCTGACGAGGAAGGACGCGAGATGACTGCTCAAACGGCTGCGCTGTTCTTGATGACCGCGGTCGGGGTCGTCAGCCTAGCTTGGTTGACCGACGACTGGCGAACCACACCCACCCGGCAGCGTATCGCTATCGCCACATGGCTGGCCTTCTGGCTTGGCCCGCCGCTGTATTTCATCTGGACCAAGGGCGTGATGGGATGAGGTACCTGTCCTTGTTCAGCGGCATTGAGGCCGCGAGCGTGGCGGCGGGCAACAACCTGACAGGCCAGCGCATCGGCAGGTTGGTCGTGCAGCGCGTCGACGGGCGGACGGAAGACAAGCACCTCGCTTGGCTCTGCCAGTGTGACTGCGGTCGGACCAAGCGCGTTGCATCCAACAGCCTTCGGCGCCGGAACCCGGTTCAGTCGTGCGGGTGCATGAACCGCGACACCGCGCAGCGTAAGCGCCGCACTGGCGGTCCATGGAATGAAGGCAAGAGTTACGTCATCGACGGCGGGGAGCACTGCTACCGAACCCGGCACGGGTGGGCCAGAGCGGCGATCAAGCACTATGGCAACCGGTGTGAGCGTTGCGGATGGGACGCCGCTAGGTGTGATGTCCACCACCGAGAGCCGAAGGCCGGCGGCGGGACGCACACTCTGTCGAACGCGATTGTCCTGTGCCCGAACTGTCACCGGGTAGAGCATGAGAAAGGCCGCTTGACATGATGACCGGCGAAGAGTTGCGGGACGCCCGCGAAGACCTTAATCTCACCCGCCAAGAGTTGGCTGACATCCTGCGCTTCGGCGCGAACGGCGAAAGGCGGATCCGGCGCATGGAGCGAGGCGAGATCGAGGTTTCAGGCCCGGTGTCGGTCGTCATTGACGCCCTGCTGGACGGCTGGTCGCCCGAGGACGGCTGGCAGTCGGATGACGGCTGACGAGGTGGTTGCGCGGCTCACCGGCGGGGCGGCCTACCTGAGCCTCACCCATGGCGTCCTGATGATGGCTAATGGGCAGCGCATCCCGCTCGTGCGCATGTACGACAAGGACGGGGATCCTACGGTGCACGCCGACGAGGCCGTCACCTTCCTGCTGAACGGCCCGGACTGCGGCGCTCCGAGCGGCTACGTCCTGCTGCCGTGCGACATGTTCGACCTGCTGGGGACACTGCATTGACGTTCACCCGCGAGCAACTGATGGCCCTGCCCAAGGAGGACCTGCTGTTCCTCGACTGGCAGGCCCGCTGGCGCGCGACGGCCCGACCGGACCAGATGCTGCCCGAGACGGGGTGGTCGCAGATCGGCGTGCAGGCCGGGCGCGGGTACGGAAAGCAGCTTTGCAAGGAGACGCCGATCCCGACGCCCTCCGGCTGGCGGCGACTCGGCGACCTGGAGGTCGGCGACGAGGTCTTTGACGAGACCGGCGCCCCGTGCCGCATCGTTGCCACCTACGAGCAGCCCGTCACTCGCGCCTACCGCCTGACTTTCAGCGACGGGGCGACGATCACGGCCTGCGAGGACCACCTGTGGGTCACTTGGACTCACCGCGAGCGCAAGCAGTTCATCCGCCACCACCCCGAAGCCGACGATTTCCCTGAAAACTGGCCGGCGCACACTCAGCCCCTGTGGGATTCCCGCGGCAACGTCGTCGGGGCCATCGGACCCGAGGTGCGCACCACCGCCGAGATCGTTGACACGCTGGTTTTCGGCACGCGCGGCGACACGAACCACTGCATCCCGACCTGCCACCCCCTGCAATACCCCAAAAAGGCCCTGCCAATCGACCCGTGGGCGCTCGGCTACTGGCTTGGCAACGGTGCGACCGTAGGCCCCGGCATCAGCACCCACCAAGACGACACAGACCTCGTCGTGGCGCGCTACGAGGCCCTTGGCTACAGTGTGACGCGCTATGCCAACGGCAGAGACGGCTACGTCAAGGGCCTTTTGGGGCCGCTCAGGGCCGTTGGCGTGATCCGCGACAAGCATGTGCCCCGAGACTACCTGCAAGGCTCTGTGGAGCAGCGCGAAGCCCTTTTGGCGGGCCTGCTGGACAGCGACGGGCACTGCTCGCTGTCGGCGGGCCACATCGAGTTCTGCTCGACCCTGCGCTGCCTTGCCGATGCGGTGGTTGAGTTGGCGCGTTCCCTCGGCCAGAAGCCCGTTTTGCTGGAGGACCGGGCGCGGCTCAACGGCAAGGACTGCGGCCCGCGTTACCGGGTCAAGTGGCGCAGCACCTACCAGCCGTTCTCGCTGCCCCGCAAGGCTGCGGCGTGGCGCACGCCCGGCGCTCAGGCCCTGCGCAACCGGCACCGCATGATCGTCGCCGCCGAGGAGGTGGCGCCGGTGCCCATGCGCTGCCTGACGGTCGACAGCCCGAACAGCATGTTCCTGTGCGGCGAGGCGATGATCCCGACGCACAACACCCGCGTCGGCGCCGAGTGGCTCGGGCAGAAAGCCTACCGGGACACCAACAAGTTCCCGTTCCGGGTCATCGCCCCGACGCTCAACGACGTGCGGTTTACCTGCTTTGAGGGCCAATCCGGCCTGCTTTCAGTCATCCCGCCCGAACTCGTCGCCGACTACAACAAGACCAATCTGCTGATCACCCTGATCAACGGCGCCACGATCCGCGGCTTCGGCACCGAGGAGCCCGAGCGACTGCGGGGGCCAAACAGCGCCGGCGACTGGGGCGACGAGGTCGCGGCGTGGATCCGCGATCAAGAGGCGTGGGACCAGGCCGCGTTTGGTCGACGTCTTGGTGTCAATCCGCAGGTCGTCTGGACCTCGACGCCCAAGCCCAAGACCCTGATCCGCAACCTAACCGAGCCCAAGGCCGGACGCATCATCATTCGGGGCTCGACCTACGATAACCGCGAGAACCTCGCAGAGTCGTTCTACGACGAGTTGAAGAAGTACGAGGGCACCAAACTTGGCCGGCAGGAACTGGAAGGCGAACTGATCGACGCCGAGGAGGGCGGCATCATCGCTCGCTCGTGGTTCAAGTTGTGGCCGGCCAGCAAGCCCTTGCCCAAGTTCGAGTGGATCATCATGTCCCTTGACACGGCCTTCACCGAGCGCACCCTCGACAAGCGCACCCACGACCCTGACCCGTCGGCCTGCGCCGTGTTCGGCATCTTCTGGCACGAGGACGTGATGAACGTGCTGGTCCTCGACTGCTGGAGCGACCACCTCGGGATGCCAGACCTCATCACCCGGGTGAAGCGCGAGTTGAACGTGGCCTACGGCGACGACGAGGACACCTCGCTCATCAAGCCGATGTTCGGCCCCCCCAAACCCATGACCAGCGGTCGCAAACCCGATCTGCTCGTCATCGAGGACAAGGGCAGCGGCATCAGCCTGCGCCAGTCGCTGTCAAAGGAAGGCATACACGCCTACCCCTACAACCCCGGTCGCGCCGACAAGCTGGCCCGCCTGCACATGGTAAGCCACCTGTTCGCCCGTGGTTATTTTTGGCTACCCGAAAGCGAAAAGCGGCCCGGCAAGCCGCGCACTTGGACCGAGCCCGCGCTGGACCAACTCTGCTCATTCCGGGGCGGCGGGTCCATCAAGCACGACGACTTCGTTGACGTTTTCAGTCAGGCCGCGCGCGTAATCATGGACAAGGGCCTGCTTTCCGGTGTAAAGCGAGAAAGCAAGTCCGTCCGCGAGGCCCCGGCCCCGCCGAAAACTCGCGTGAACCCCTACGCTATCTGAGGCCCGCATGGATCCCGAAGACGATCAGCCGGAAGAGAGCGAGGTTTACGAACTGGAGGACGAGGAGACCGACGTCGTCGACACGGAGGACGGTGGCGCTATCGTCACGCTGGACGAGGATGACAGCGACGAGCCGTCCGCGGATTTCCTCCAGAACCTGGCCGAGACGCTGCCAGACACCGAACTCAAGACGCTGGCCAGCCAAATCCTTGAGTTCGTGGAGCGCGACCGGGAGGCCCGGTCCAAGCGCGACGAGCAGTATGAGGAAGGCATCCGGCGCACGGGCCTCGGGGACGACGCTCCCGGCGGTGCGGGCTTCCAAGGGGCCAGCCGCGTGGTCCACCCGCTTCTGACCGAGGCGTGTGTCGACTTCTCGTCCCGCGCCATCAAGGAGTTGTTCCCGGCGAACGGGCCGGTCAAGGACTTCATCCCCGGCAAGGTCACTCGCGACAAGATCGCCAAGGCGCGTCGCAAGACGGCCTACATGAACTGGCAGTTGACGAAGCAGGCGCCGGAGTTCCGCTCGGAACTGGAGCAGCTTCTCACTCAGGTGCCGCTGGGCGGGGCGCAATACCTCAAGGTCGGCTGGAAAGAGGCGAAGAACCGCCCCAGCTTCCTGTTCGTCGCCATCGACGAGATGCTCATCCCGTTCGCGGCGACCAACTTCTACACGGCGCAGCGCAAGACCCACGTCCAGTACCTGACGCAACTGGACTACGACCAGCGCGTCGCCTCCGGCATGTATCGCGACGTGGACCTGGTTCCGGTGGGCATGGACCCTGACCGCACCAAGGCGGACGTCGCCAACGACAAGGTCGAGGGTCGCGAGGAGACCGCCTACAACGAGGACGGCCTGCGCACGGTCTTCGAGGTCCACACCACCGTCGACATCGAGGACGACCGCACGGACGGGCCGGCGCCCTACATCATCACGATAGACAAGTCGACGTCCTGCGTCCTGAGCATCTATCGCAACTGGGACGAGGACGACGAGACCGAGGAAGAACTCCAGTGGTTTGTGGAGTTCCCCTTCGTGCCGTGGCGGGGCGCCTACCCCATCGGCATCACGCACATGATCGGCGGCCTGTCCGCCGCGGCTACGGGCGCTTTGCGGGCGCTCCTAGACTCGGCGCACATCAGCAACAGCCAGACCATGCTGCAACTCAAGGGCGCGGGCATCGGTGGCCAGACCATCGACATCCAGCCCACGCAAGTGGCGCAGATCGAGGGCGGCATCGGCGCGGACGACATCCGCAAGGTGGCCATGCCGCTGCCGTTCAACCAGCCCTCCGCCGTGCTGTTCCAACTGCTCGGCTTCTTGGTGGAGTCGGGCAAGGGCGTCGTGCGCACCACCATGGACGACGTGTCCGATGGCAACGCAAACGTGCCCGTCGGCACCACCATGGCGAAGATCGAGCAGGGGATGGTGGTGTTCAGCGCCATCCACATGCGGCTTCACAACGCCATGGGCCGGTTGCTGGACATCCTGCATCGCCTCAACGGCATGTATCTCGACGACGATGCGCAGGAGGATGAACTCGGCGAGGAGATCGCGACCCGGGCTGACTTCGCCGGGCCGATGGACGTCATCCCCGTCAGCGACCCCAACATCTTCTCTGAGACCCAGCGCATCGCGCAAATCCAGACCATCGCCCAGCGGGCGGCGGTCCAGCCGAACCTCTACAACGCCCGCAAGGTGGAGGAGCGGATCCTTGAGACGCTGAAGGTCCCCAACGCCTCTGACCTGCTGGTGCCGCCCGTCGAGCCCAAGGAGCAGAACGCGGTGGCCGAGAACGTGGCCATGACCATGGGCCGGCCCGTCATCGCCTTCCCGCAGCAGGACCACATCGCCCACTTGGAGGCGCACCTCGGCTACATGCTGAACCCGGTGCTTGGCGCCAACCGGCTGATCGCCCCGCAGTTCCTGCCCGGTGTGCTGAACCACATCAAGGAGCACATGGCTCTGTGGTATGCCCAGCAGGTCTACGAGTTGAGCAATCAGGCGACCGGCATGGACATGGGCGACGCCGTGCGCGAGAACAAGAGCGTGGCGGACAAGCAGTCCTTCGACCGGATGCTGGCGCAAGCGTCGAACACCGTGTCGCAGCGCGCCGCCGAGGCGTTCGGCGACATGCCGCCGGTCATCGAGCAGGCCGTGCAGATGCTCCAGTCCATGTCGCCGCAAGCCCCGCAGGACCCCGCTGTCCAAGCCGCCATGGCCGAGACCGAGCGTCGGGCGGCTGCGGATCAGGCCAAGGCGCAATACGACGCCCAGCGCCTCCAGATCGAGCAGCAGGACAATCAGGTCGACGCGCAGATGCAGCAGGCCAAGCTGGAGGCTGAGATGCAGGCCGACCAGATGCAGCAGCAGGCCGAGGACCAGAGGTCTGCTATGGAGATGCAGGCTCGCGTCGCCATGAACGACGCCGACAACCAGACGGCCATGTTGCTCGCCCAGATGGGCGGCGACGAGCCGGCGGTGAACCCGAACCCCAACCCCCAGCCCTAGAGGACACCCCCCTGATGGCCAAGCCGACTGACAAGACCAAGGGGCCGGTCCCCCAGCACCACATGCTGGCGACGACCGGCAAGCCGCGCCCTGACAACGCGCGCAAGGGGCCGCTGCCGCCCAAATGAATCCCGACACGCTGATCAGGAGGCTGAAGGAGGCGCAAGCCGAACTCGCCCGGGGCCTCCTGATTACGCCTTCTGGGCGGGACGCCTTCGAGTATGGCCGAGCCGTCGGTCTCTATGAGGGATACGAGAGAACCTGGAACCTGATCGCGAACCTTTTTGAGGAATCGGAACGCGGCAAGTTCGACATCTAAGGAGCACACATGCAAAGCCTTGCAAACAAGATTACCTTTGACTACGGCACCGTGGACGAGGCGTTTCCGCCTTGCGACCCGCAGTTTGAACCGGGCGGCTCGCGGATTCTGGTGCAGTTTCGCACCCCGAAGAGGAAGACCAAGGGCGGCATCATCCTGACTGCCGACACCCGCGAGACCGAGCACTATAACACTCAGGTGGCCAAGGTTCTCGCCGTTGGCCCCCTCGCCTTCCACAACCGCAAGACGATGGTCTTGTGGCCTGAAGGCGCGTGGTGCGCACCGGGCGATTTCATTCGCGTCCCAAAGTACGGCGGAGATCGCTGGACGGTCCCGACGTTGGACGGGACAGACGAGGCCATCCTCGCCCTGTTCAACGACCTCGACACCCTTGGCCGAGTGACGGGCGACCCGCTCGCCGTCAAGGCCTTCATCTAGCCTGAAGGAGCCGTTCATGGCTGACGTTATGACCGAAGACGACGACATCGAGATCGTAGAGGTCGATGAGATCCCCGAGTCCACCGAGGAGCCCGAAGCCGCGGCGCCGGAGCCCGAGGCTGAGGAGCCCGAAGACGAGGACGACGATGAGGACGACGAGCGCCTAGCGGAGAGCCAGGACGACGCGGAAGACGACATCGTCAACCGCAACCGCGTCAAGCGGCAAAAGCGCCGGCAGGCCCGCAAGCAGGCCCAAGAGCGGCTTGAGGCCGAGGTCCGCGCCTTGCGCGACATCAACATGGAGTTGGCCCGCAAGGTCAACAACATCGAGGGTGTCCACCTCACACAGGCCGAGGCCAACCTCGCCAAGCAGCTTGACGTCGCTCGCGACGAGGTGCGTCAGGCCGAGACGATCATCGCCCGGGCGGTGGAGGCAGGTAACGGAGAGGACGTGGCTGCGGCCATCCGCCTCCGCGACGAGGCGAAATACCGCGCCGATCAGGTCGCCGTTGAGCAGCAGCGGTTCACTGAGACGCGGCGTGACCCGTCGCCACCTGTCGACCCGCGTGTGCGCACCTACGCCACGCAATGGGTGCAGGCCAACCCGTGGTACAACCCGAACGGCAAGGACGAGGCGTCGGTTCTCACCCGTCGCATCGACCAAGGGCTTCTGGCGGAGGGCTACGACCCGACGACCGAGGGCTACTACCGCGAGTTGACCCGTCGCGTGGAGGCCCGCTTCGGCGGCGCGTCCGCTCCCGCCGAGGAGCCCGCTCCTGCTCCGCGCAAGAAGGCTCCGCCGATGGGCGCCACCCGCGAGCACACTCCGACTGCTGGCCGCAAAATCCAAGTGCGTGTGACGCCGGAAATCCGCCAATCCCTTGAGGAAGCGGGCTACTGGGACGACCCCGCCATGCGCAACAAGATGCTCCGCCAGATCGCCGAACGGCAGAAGAACACCCACCGGTAAAAAAGGACGCGACAATGCTTGAAGATGATGATAGGCTTAAGAAGGAAATCGGTGCTGGACGCCGGTCCCGCGCCTCGGAAGACCGCAATGTCACCGAGGACCGCGTGAGGACTGATGACGACCGGCTCGCCATGTTCCGTATGCAGATGCACAACGATGCGCTGCCTGACTTGCCTCCGATCCCCGGCTACCACGTGTGCTGGTTGACGACGACTAACCCCCGCGACAGCATTCATCGCAGGATGATGCTGGGGTACAGCCCGGTGACTGCGGAAGACGCACCCGGTCTGGATTACGCCACCCAGAAAACGGGTGAGTACGCAGGGATGATCGGCATCAACGAGATGCTCGCGTTCAAACTGCCATTGAACCTCTACGAAGCGTTCATGCAGGAAAACCACCACGACGCCCCCGCCCGCGAAGAAGAACGCATGGCCGACACCACCGAGAGCCTGGTGGAAGAAGCCAACAGGGCAGGGTCACAGGTGCAGATGGGTGACGGCACGGCATCGCTTCGCTCCAGTCCTTCCGTCCGTGGGGTCTTCACCTCATAGGGCGGGTCCATAAACCCACTCGAATGAGGTAAGACGCATATGCCCGCGACTTCCCAGCCGTTCGGCCTTCGTCCCGTCTATTCACCTAGCGGCGTGATTCGTCCCGTCGCTATGTCGATCCTGACGGGCTACGGCGTGAACATTCTCCAGAACCAGCCGATCAAGATCGGCACCAACGGCACCGTCGAAGCCGCCGCCATCGGTGAGCGCTTCGTCGGTGTCTTCCAAGGCGTCGAGTTCACCGACAGCGAGGGGCGCCGCCGCGTGTCCAACCGCTGGGTGGCCTCCACTGCCGCCACCGACATCGTGGCTTACGTCACGGTCGATCCGACCATCGTCTACGAGATCCAGTCCTCGGCGACCATCGCCGTGGCCGACATCGGATCGCAGGCGGACTACACCGTCATCACCGCCGGCTCCACCGTCACTGGCCTGTCGCAGCTTATGCTCGACGCCGCCACGCTGACTGCCGCCGCCAGTGCGTCGCTGCGGATCATCAACGCCTCGCCCGGCCCCGACAATGCGTTCGGGGACGCCTTCGTCATTCTTCAGGTCCAGATCGCCGAACACCAGTTCGTCGCTGACCGCGTTGCCTTCTAAGGAGGACCCACACTATGGCTAATCCCATGAGGTCAACCGACTTCCGCTCCATCGTCGAACCGATCATGAATGAATCGTTTGACGGCGTGTACAACCAGCGCGCTGACGAGTGGAAGCAGGTCTTCAAGGAGTTCCAAGGCACCCAGCGGAACTACCACGAGGAAGTGATGCTGTACGGTATGGGCGCCGCGCCGGAACTCCCGGACGGCATGGCCGTCACCTACCAGTCGGGTGGCGTGCTGTTCCTCCAGCGGTATATCTACCGGGTCTACGGTCTGGCCTTCGCGCTGACCAAGGTCCTGGTCGAGGACGGCGATCACATCCGCGTCGGGCAGACCTACTCCAAGCACCTCGCCCAGTCTCTGGTCGAGACCAAGGAGACCCTCGGCGCCAACGTCGTGAACCGTGCCTTCAACGCCGCGTTCCCGGGCGGTGACGGCGTGGCGCTCATCAGCGCTAACCACCCCATCGTCAACGGCACCTTCTCCAACCAACTGAACACCGCTGCGGCGCTGTCTCAGACCTCGCTGGAGCAGATGCTCATTCAGATCCGCAACGCCGTGGACAACAACAACAAGCGCATCCGTCTGACGCCGAAGAAGCTGGTGATCGGTCCGTCCAACACCTTCCAAGCCGAAGTGCTGCTCAACTCCGCGCTCCGCGCTGGCACGGCCAACAACGACATCAACCCCGTCAAGTC